CGCTGCCAGCGTTGTAGATCAGCTTGTCGCCGCACCAGATGCGCCTTACGCCTGCTACCTCTCCCTGACAGAGCATGAGCGCGAAGGTGGCGAAATAGGTGTAGGTCTTGGTGGTCGTTCCGCCACCGCCGCCCTTCCCGCCGCTCTTTTTCTTCTTGACGACTTCCTTGAGCTTGTTGTGCTCAAGCCAAACGATCTGGCTCCCTTCTAGTGCGACAGTGCCATACATACGCGGAATGTCTCCGCCATACTCACTTCCTTGCCAGACTCTAGTGGACAGCTTCCCTTGCTCAATAACAGTCTTCTGACGATTCGATAGGCCGAGCAGAAGCGCTCCGACAATGCCAACCCCAGCAACGGCAGCAACTGTCGTCATTGCTCAACTCCAGAGAATCGATAGGCCCGTACAACTCGTGCCCGCCAAAGTTCATCAATGCGGTGGTGGCAAACCTTGCCGTGCATCTCGCTGGCGTGAATGACGCAGGGGTAGCCCGCCTCATCGCCGGCATGGATGGCGATGTGCTGCGGCTGCTTGGTCATTCGCATGATCAGAATGTCGCCCTTGCCGGCCTGATCGACTGGAATCGGACTCAGGCATGGCTGCGCATCAAGCTGACGCTCCAGCTCGCCGCCAAACGGCGTGCGCGGGTAGCCCGTGGCGTCCTGGTGCTCGATCTGCAGCTGCTGGCAGATGAAGACGTACAGGCCGGCGCAGTCGAACCCCAGGCCAAGGACTCTCCCTTGATGCTTGAATGCCGTGCCTTCTGCGAGAAGGGCGGCATTCACGATGTCATCTCGAGTCATGCGCCCCTCCCGATCGAACCGGACTGGGAGGCGGTTGGCATATCAGGCTGTCCGCCGAAGTTCTTTCCGTTATTGAACTTTGCTACGCAATCCTCTGTGCGGCGTTTTCGGCAGCCAGGGATCATCACGTACTGATCGGTCAGCGCGATTGCATGCGGGAATGGTTCGTGCGTAGTGATTACGCCAGTTGAGGTCGACTGCTTTATTTGAATTGGTTTCAAGCCAGCATTGGCGCCAGTGGTAAACATGACCTGGCCAGCGGTGAACCAATCATCGGCCTCAGTACGGGAGGTATCGGTGAATGTGTATTGGTTGGTGACACCAGTTACCGCACCGGAAACCTTATAGGTATTAATATTCGGCCCATCAGGTGCGGAGGCTGGGCCTGTACAGCGACTGCGAGTCGAGGCAATGATCCGGCCATCAATAGTTCGGTCGAACAGCGTGTAGGGGCATTGCGGGGTATAGGATGATCCGACCGTCTGATTCAGAGCATCGACGATTCCCATCATTTCAGTTGTATAGGATTCATCGTTGAGCTCGGTCTTCCCGAGAATCATCAAACCGAGAGGCTCTTCATCCTCAACTGGAGTCTTCCAGGAAGTGGCGAAGACATAGCATCTAGCGTTGTCGAAAACTCCAGTAACCAATTGCTCACGGCTGATTCCGTGATTCATGATTCCAGTTAGGTCAACACTAGACGGCGACATAGTGTCAGTTGCGTCGAGGCCGCTGAACTCATAGCCAGCCTCTGACGGATAGACTTCTCCATTGCTCATTGTCAGATCTGTCGGATAGGCAGCAAGACGAACAACGGTTCCGTTCTCAGCTTCGATGCGGGCGCAGTAAACCCTCGTCTTCCAGTCTGCGACGTGAGATTTCATAGAGCCTCAAAATGAAAAACCCGGCGCCAGGCCGGGTTGCTTAGGGGTTCAGTAGCTCGACAAGTGTCAATCCTGACGCTTGCCCAACATCAGCGCTAAGCGCCTGAACATTGAAGTTCGAATCGAATGCAACAGGGATGTCGAACTCACAGCCGCCGGTAACGATGTCCGTTCCGGTATTGAGTGGGCGGGTTTGAACAGTGCCGCCGCTGGTGTAGTCACTGAAGGAGCTGGAGTTGATGGCCACGGTGATCGAGGTTCCAGAGCGCGCAGTGATGACGCCACGGCGGCCGTTTATCTGCGTCATCCCGACCACGCCGGAGATCACCACGGATTCACCGATGGCGAAGGTGTTAGTCACGGTGATGACCGTACTTGCGCCCTTCGTAATGCCCGTGATGGTGCCGGTCTTGTTCGCCGCCAACGTCACTCGTCCAGTGGTGTAGTCGATGGTGGTTCCGTTGGGATATGCCAGGCCAGCAACGGCAATGACGGCCTTCCCCTGCACAGGCTTGAAGATTGTCCGGCGAGGCCGGCCAATGCTTGCCAAACCAGGCTTGTCCCTTCCGTATTCCTTAACCAGCTGATACACGCCAGAGCTAACTACATCGAGCACACAATCCAGTGAGGTATAAGATGACTGACCATCATTCGCGGTTGTGAAATCTGCCCAAGCCTTCACGCGGAATCCAGCGAATCCACCCCAAGTGCGGTAATACAGGCTCGCAACCTCTTCGGACAGTTCCTTGCTGTATTTCACGAACTCTATATCAAACGTGCGGTATGGCTTTCCGTTCTTCAGGGAAACGAACCTAGATCCTCCTGCAGTCGTGATGACACTGGTGAAGAAACTGTCCTCAGCCTCTGCACCAATTCTGAAGCACGTATCTAGACGTTCTTCAATAAACTCGCCCATTATTCATACCTCTGAGCAGCATCGACGGCCTGGGCGATGCGGCGAGCAGTACGAGCACTACTATTCTTGCTTCCCTTGCCACCGCTCGTGTAGTCGTTGTAGTTCACTACCGTGCTTCTGTTATTGCTATTGCTTTGGTTGTTCTGAATTTGGCTCAGAGTTTTATCAAGTTTGGCGCTAGTCTCTGCTGTTGTTACACGCTCACCCTTTTGAAGTAGCCATGTGCCTGTTTCTGGAATGGAATCCATACCGTCGTGCGCCATGCCAAGTAGCGCATAAGACTGAGCTGCAATGTTCGTTGCGCTTATTCCCGCTATCGCAGGAGCAGCGTTAGCCCCAAAAGATGCCAGCGACGCCATAGCTGCTGCAGGAGCATATGCCGATGCGATGGCCGGTCCAGCCACTGCCGCCTCAGCAACAGCAGAAGTTGCACTTGTTTGACCTACAGCTAGTTGTACTGCCTGCAGCACAAGCCACTGCGCAGCTAATTGAGCGAGGGCCTGGATGATAGATTGCCCTATGGTTGCAGCGATGTTGCCGAGCGCATCATTCAGGCTCTCAGCTCCAGTAATTACGTCGTAGATGCCATCGCTAATTCCCTTCACCGACCCGTTAAGGATGGTATTTGCTGCATCGGCTGCCTGCTGGTAGTAGTTGCTGGCATTGTCTACATAGTTTTGTAGTGAGGCCTCAACACCTTTCCCCCAATCCTGCTGAGCCTCATCCATTTGCGCATAGCCATCCTTTTGGATTTTTATGCGCTCATCCATCGCAGCCTTGACGGCTTCAGTTTCTTTCTTGTAGAGATCAGGGCTCAGCTGACCCGCATTGAATTGCTTAGTCAACTGACTCTGTTGGCGAAGATAGCTTTCCTGAATCGACTGGACCTCTTGAAGACGTCTAGCCTCCTTGTCGCCAAGGCCGAAACTAGAGATGTTCTGCTGTTGCGATCTGCGCGCCTGGTCGATTTGGTCATTTAGCGTTGATTGGAATGCGCTTAGCTTTCTGGCGTCATCCAGCGTTTGCTTTCTTAGCGCTACCTCTTTCTCCAACGCGGCGTTTCGCTTGAGCTGAGCAGTAATTAGATCAGAGCTCGCAAGCAAAGCCTTTTGATCTGTAGTGAGAGTCTTTTTTTCCTTGATCTGCGCTAGTTCGGCCTCCCATTTCGCCAATGCTTGCGCTTGTGTCCCTAGCTTCTGCGCTGTCTTGTCCTGATTATCCAGCGCCAGATTCTGAGCCTCGATTGCCGAATATTGCTGGCGCAGGGTGTCCAGCATCTTGATCCCGGCATCTTCGCGATATGTCTTCGCCTTCGGCGTTTTCGGATCTTTGATCCTCTGGTTTATTCCAGCGACAAGCTTGTCGAAAGATCCGCCTGAAACGGTGTCCCCTTCTACGTTAACTCCCTTCAGCCAGTCAGGAAGCTCATTGAGTTTTCCTTCAGAAATCAGGCGTTCTGCGGCCTTGTATCCAGTTAGATACTCCTTCGTCAGATCCTTGATTGCCTTAGCGCGCTTTGCTGCAGGGTTTGTGCTGTCGAGCTGATTGTCTACCGATTCTGAAACGCGAATGTAGTCCTGAGATGCTTTGGTCAACTCAGCCTGAGATTGAGCGTTCAGTTCAGTCTGCTTACCTGCATCCTGTAGCGCCTTCTTCTCCCCTTCCAGCTTTTGCAGAACCTCATCTCTTGAGCCGCCACCGGCATAGGTGAAAGCCGAAAGAACCGGGTGCGCATTGATGTAGTCGATCTGGCGCTGGATGATTTCCGCCTGGCGAGCCGCATCAGGAAAGATTTCTGCCTTAACCTCAGCATAGGCGCGGCTTATCGCCGACTTGATGTCATCCCAATCGCGCTCAACCTCAGTCAGAGAACTGCGATAGGTCTTCAGCCGTTCCAGGGCGTTGTTGTTCAGATCTTCGCTGAGTTGATCCAGGGCGCGCTGCTGTCGCCCTGCTCATCAATCGACTTGATGACTTCATACTGCTCTGCAGTGATCAATCCATATTGCTGACTGATCTTCTGAGCCGCCTCAGTGGCATTGTCGCCAAGCTGGGTAAATGACTTAGCGACCTCTCCGGCGCTCTTCCCGGAGTACTGAGAAATCGCGGCAGCGGCCTCACCGAAATTCTCCAGCTGAGTGGTGCTAAAATTTCCTGAGGCAGCCAGCGCCTTAAAGGCATCTTCGGCACCGGATAGATTACCAGTGGCCAGACCAGCCTGCTTAGCAAGATTCTGAAGCTGCTCGGCAGAGACGCCTATCGTGCCGTTACCCTGATAAAGAGCCTGATTGAATTCCTGCTGAGTCTTGTAGGCGTCGTAATAGGCATAAACAACTGCCCCAATAGCAGCCGTTAACGCTGTAGCTCCGACTATTGCCCCAGCAGACCATGACGTTCCGCCGACAGAACTCTTAACTCCGTCAAGTCCCTCCTTGATGTTCTTGGCTTGCTCTACGTTATCGCTCAAAGCCTCATTAAGAGACTTAGAATCCTTGGTAACCTCTTCAATAGCGCGAATACCAAAAAGACTATCAATGCCATTTTCGAGAGCGGCAAGCACATTTCCAATGCCGCCAAACTGGTCCTTAATCTGACCACCCTGCTGAAGCAGTACCAGTAACGGATTTGCGCCGCCGGCGAGCTGAGTTGCAACATCTGTTAGCTGCGCAGGAAGACCTCGAATTGCAGCCTGAGTCTGCTTTGCGGTCTGCCCATATTTATTTAGGGATGCTCCTCCAGCATCTATAGCTATACGGGCATCATTTATGGCCTTGCTGAGGTTTTCGTATTCGGCCTTGTCAATTACCCCAGAACCACTCTTGAAGAGGCGATTCAGCTGCTCCTGCTTTTTCTCAAGACGATCATATGCAGCCAGAGTCGGATCAAATTCCTTGCGCAGACCTTCAAGGGCTTTCTGCTGCCCCTTGATGGTTCGTTCGGCACGATCCATACCGCGCTCAAAGCCACCGGTATTGGCGATGAGATCGACCGTCAAGGTCCCAAGAGAGTCCGTGGCCATGTGATCTCCGATTATTTCACGCGAGCCATAGATAGAATGGCGGCGAACTGTTCAATGGAAGCCTCTTGCGGTTCAGGCTCGCTGTAATCAGGCATGAAGTCCTCAGCCTCCATTTTTCCGCCTTGAACTCGCTGGATAACCCAGCAGACCTTGGCGAGCATCGCCTCGATTCGGCGTGTCGAGTTGATGGGGCCGTTCTGCTTGATGAATGAGGCCCACTGCTGGGCCTCTCGGTAGCTCATTCGCGACTTAGCCTCAGCAACTGTCATCCCTCCGACGCCGGCCAGCACGAGCTCATGCCAGAAGGCATCGGAGGGATCTAGTTTTTTGCCGGTTCAGCCTGGTAACCGTTGGCCGAGTTGATCGCGCCCAGCAGGGCGAAGAACAGGGTGTCGATCATCTTTCCTTCGCCCGTCTCGGGATTGCCCGTGATCTGCTCCTGAGAGGTGAACACCGGCTTGCCGGAACGGTCGACGATGGACGACACGATGCGGGCCACCAGCACGTCGTTGCTCTCCTTCTGGAGCTCGAACTCGCGCATGGCACGATCGTAGGAGGAGAGGCGCACAAAGACGGTAGCCTTGTGCTCCTTTCCGCCCACTACCCAGGTGATTTCCTTCTCGACCGGGGCACCAATAGCGGCGCCGGTCGATTGGATCAGGTCGAGGCTGAAGTCGGTCATGAGGTTTCCTTAGCTGCTGGATTTCGGGATCAGTACCGGCTCGCCCGAGACCTGGATGCCGATGCTCGACGTCACGACAGCGTTCTGCGCGAAGTCGAAGCTGAAGCTATTCATATAGCCCTCGAAGAGCAGCCAGGAGCGATCTTCCGGTAGGTCGAACTCGTAGTCGCCATCGCTATTCGCGACGGCAGTCGGGATGCTGATGCCATCCGACCAACCCACGGCCCAGTCCAGGCTCACGCCGGCGTTCTTCAGCTCGAGCAGGCGGATATGGACGGCATCCTGCGGGTTAGTGTTGATGCTGAATGTGGCAGTCCCGGGGGTGGCCAGGCCGGCGACGTAGCTGCGAGCTGTCTCGTTCAGACAGGTTGTCTCGATCTGGTCAATGGAGGTATCGATGCCGGAGAGCGACGTGATACAGCCAGCGTTGAGGACCTGATGGGAATCAGGATCGATAAAGAACAGGTCAGTGCCTTGAGCCTTGACCACATTGTTTTTTGCCATGAGTAAATCTCCAGTACTGGACTTGTCCGCTTCACAGCGGTCGGTTGGCTGCCTCCCGGCAGTCGTTTTCCTTGCGCAGGAAACAAAAAGCCCCGGCATGGGCCAGGGCTTGGGATTTGGTGCGCCCTGTCGCAACGTCTCTCGACGTGACTAAGGGCGGCTTTGGAAGGCGCGTCTCTCGACGAGGCCTGCTAACGAGGTTCTATCCAGCTCACGTCGAAGCTGGATCGGTAATTCTTGGTGTCAGGGTCAATGGATTCGCCGTTGTAACTAACCACATGAGCATCCAGTTCAATGGAATATTCAATGGCATCAGCCACCTGCCGCGCAGAGGTTGCAGATGTGGCATAGACATCGATCTGGATACGAAATCTAGCGCCTCCCGGCCTGCATGAGAGAGTGTTGTAGGGAACCCCACCGACTGCCAGCTGCCATACGGCATATGGCTTCGCAACGCCATGTAGGGCCTGACCAAATGGGTAGAACCGAACTGGAGATGTACCAAGAAGCGCAGTCACTCCAGGGTCGGCGGCCACCTTTGCGAAGATCGGCGGATACATCAGTACTCTCCAAGTTTGATCAGCTGATATCGGGCTGAACTGATGAACTCGCGGAAGACAGCTTCACGATTCTGCTCAAGTGCCGGTCGAACGAATGGGTGTGCAGCAGAATGCTCAGTACCAAGCTCAACCCACCACCAGTAAAAGGTATTCCCACCTCCCTGGCCCCGCTTCCGTTTGCGCACCCCGACCGATACATATGCGGCCCCAAGCTCTTGCCCAAGAGCCTTGCGCTCAACCATGGCGATGTTTGCAGAGATATCATTGGGCGTTTTTTGGTCGTCGATCCTTGATGCCCTATCCTGCGCATCCTGCAGGACAATCTCCATCGCATCTTTCGCCGCAGGAACTGCAACCTGCCTCCTGACGTTTTCGGATAGATTGCGGAACTTCGCGACGATGTCATCAGCGCCGCGCAGTTCGAATTGGATGAAGTCGCTAGCCATTGCGGCGGAACGCGAACGAGGTGATGGTCATGCCACATGCTTCCATGAGACTCGATTGATGATGTTCGCAACCTGGCTCTTGGTGATCTTGTAACGGGCAGCAAGGTGAGACTTCAACTCACCAGCCGCGAACCTCTCTCGAATCTCAATTACCTTGGCTTCATCAAGCTTCGAGGCGACGTGCATTGAGCCGACAGGAGTGTTCTTCCCAGCATTCGCATAATGCCCAGCTGCATGAGAATGACCGATGTTCTGGCGCGTAGTTACAACTTCCAGGTTGATCGCACGATTATCTGAGCGGTTGAAGTTGATATGGTTGACGGTCATTCCTTCCGGGCAGCCCCCGCAGAATGCATGGGCGACCAACCGATGAACGTAGTGTCGCACCTTGTGCCCAGAGTCAGAGGAAAGCGAAACGCTTACGTACCAATTGACCCTCGGTGATGGATTCAGGATCTTCCCGCTCCTGAGGCTTTTAACCTTTCCAGAGTTGGAAACTAGATACTTTTCGTTAACTGAGACGCTAACCCATTGTTCTGATTCACCGGCGACGGAAGGCATAGGACAGGATCCCCTCTCGACCAAGTTTTGACTCGATGTCATTCCTCTCCATCATCTCAAAACCCTGTCTATCCATCCAGTCTATGAATCCCCAATCCGTGAAAAACCATATGTGCTCACCTGGCTTGAAGTGCTTGGACTTCAGGCAGTCGGCCTGGTCCTTGTAGATCGGCATCGAAACGAACGCCCAATCGCCAACGCTGCGCAGCACCAACTCCGGATCGGGGATGTGCTCAAGGCTGTCCCAGAAGGACATGGAATCCCAGCCAAAATAGGGATTCTTATAACAGCCATTGGCATTAAGCCACTGCAGGGCTTCCGGATTTACATCGAATCCGAATCCCCCTGATTCCTCTACGAATCGGCCGCCACCAATTCCGATGTCCAGCACCTGCCCGGTGAAGTGCCGGCGCACGAGATCGATCCGAGCGCGCGTCAACGCCTCACCCATCGGCGTAGCATCGAGCTTCCGGTACTTCTCGAAGTACTCGCCGCTGTAGTCCATCGGCTGGCGGGGGTGGAAGCCCATGCCCAGTTCCTCAGACCAGAGCAGGCAATCGGTCAGCCCAGGCGGCAAAGCGTTGGTCATGGTCGGCGATCCTTTTGTCACAGTTGTGCTGTTTCAGGGTGCAGCGGCAGAACCTGTCGGGAACCGCGAAGGTGATGCGGGACAGGTCCATGCATTTGTCGGTGATGTGTTCTGGCGAGTTGAAGCCTCCCTGGCCACCACAGATGATCCAAGCCGGAACCTTGGCGGCGATGCTGGCCGGAACGATCCAGCCGATACCGCCGATCACGGCGTCTGCGTGCTGCAGAAGAGCGAGTAACTGTTCAACCTCAGCTCGCCGCGGTGGAAACAGATATCTGCCACCGGCAGAGGATCAAGAGCCCATTCAATGTCTGGTACTAAGTCGGCAACCGATACGACCTTCCAACCTCTACGCTGCATTTCTGCTGCTGCGCTAGCGATGTACTCCGGCAAAGGGTTACGCGCATCAGCGCGCCACTCAGAGCGAACCGTTGCAGGTCTCACCAGAACATAACGACCATCAACAGGTGACTGCCCGAACTCCGGCAGGTCGAATTCCTTTGGCTCGCACCGATACGCCTTGCGAAGCCCTTGATGATCGGCTCGCGGCCGTAGGCAATGCGCAACTCTCTGGATGGTGGCGCCTTGTGCCACTTGTGCGGACGGTCGATATTCTTGGCCTGGGTGCGCAGCTCGTCGAGGCCTGACGCACTTGACGTTGAGATCGCTGTACAACTCAGGCCAAGGTGTTTCGAGAAACGCTCCCGGGTAGTTCTTCACAAAGGCTCTGGCGAAGATGTTGTCGCCAAGCCCCATCATTCCCTTGATCAGCAAAGCTCCTCCTCAAGGCTCAATCGTGGAAAGCAGCCAAGCGCGCTGTAACGACTGCAGTTGATCACCTCAACGCCGCGAGCCTTCGCTTCAGCCGCAACCTGAGCGAATTGTTTGTGCCAGCCGGCGACCCTCTGAGCGTCAGGGTTCTTCGTCTTCTGGTGGTCGCCGTGCCAGTGGCTACCGGCAGCCAGCGAGCAGTCGTACCCGAGCAGGAGCACCCGCGAGGCGCCCTGCTGCATCGCGAACTGGATGGCGCGCATGCCGCTGTTGTAGGGGCCGACTGACTGGTGATGATTCACACCGAAGCGCTGTGCTGCCTGGCGAGTGCAGCTCCAGCGCTCAGCCTGGATATCGATCTCATCGATGTAGGATTCCCACCATGCAGAATCACCCGCATACAAAATCTCGGCAAAGCGGGCCATTTTCCAACTTGAATTGACGGCTATGGTTGGCAGCCTGTAGGCCTCAACCACGGCGCAGTCTTCAGCAGTCAACGAAGGCCCGCTGGCGATGCACACTACAGTGCAGCCAGTCCAGCGCTTTGATTCCATCAGCCTTCGTTGACGCCTTCAGAACAAGGCGCGGTCAGGTACTCATTGCCACGCACAGGATCTGGCAGCCAGCCGGCTGGGTTGTAAACCTTTCCGTTGTGCAGGACGCGCATGTTTGGCAGCAGATCAGCGCGGTAACGGATCGTGATCCTCGCGCTGATGTCGGACTGCACAGCCTGAGCAGCTATGAACTCGCGCACGCTCAGCGGCTCAATTGCGGCAGGAACGGACGGCCAGAGAGTTGTCCAGGTGGGCACTACTTCACCAGTCTGCGGATCCTGCACATCCAGGCGCGCCTGGATGTCCACCCGGTGGCGGAGACGACCTGCCTTGAGTGCCATTATGCGAGCGCCGGGTCGCGGAGCGGATAGAGAAGCGCAGTCACCGGCGCGGGCAGATAGCCTTGTGCAAAGGCACTGTCGGGGTTCTCGTCGCGATTCTTGTAGAAGTAACCAATGAGCAGCAGCGTGGCTTGTTGCACAGGCATCGCCACCACCTTGTCGCCGCTGCTGTCGCGCACGTACTCAGGGTCGCCATTGCTGTCCAGGATCGGATCGTCGTTGCTGTCGCGCTCGACCTCGTAGGGCGATGAAGACTTCAGGTAGTTCTTCACGGCGCCGGACGCAGCGACGATGTACGCACCGATCAGGGTGTCATCCTCGTCATGGTCCATTCCGAGATGGGCCTTGGCGCGGTCCAGGGTGACGTATTCCATCAGCGACCACCGCCGTAGTTTTCGCAGTCAGGGTGAAGGCACCCCGGAATCTTTCCGAAGAACAGGAATCTACGGTTCATCATCGAGCTGTTGCACTTTGGACAGAATCCAGTCAGAGAAGGCCGAATGTATCGGCAGAGCGGCGGCTTTGGCGGTAGAGGAATGCTCATTTGATGCTCACCCCTTTGCTCGGATCATGCTTCGACGCACTGTCGCGCAGGTCCTTGCCGTCCCTGCCCTTCTTCACGGCCAGGCGCCAATCATCAGAGCCGCCAGGAACGCCAACCGGAGCGTCCTTCTGCGCGATCCAGTAGCAGCCGCCGTAAGTAGTGCCATCGCCCTGTTCATAGGACTTCTCTGCGCTGAACACACCGCGGTCGATGACGGATGCGATCTTCACGGATTTCTCGACCAGGGCATCACCGGCCTGCATCTTCACAGTTACGGTGCGGCCATCCTCGCCAAGCTCAAGCTCGAACGATTCAAGCGGCAGCGCATCGCGGCCATCCTTCGGCGCAGGGATTCGATCCAGCGCTTTGCTTGTTTCTTCGCGGACGGAGCGTTCCCAGTGCAAGGTGAGATCGGAGAATCGACGCTCGAACAGTCCGCTAATTTCTTCCGCAGTCGGAACAGATGGCAACTGGATGCCCTTCACGAGCTCGACGAGATGATCTTTCAGAGCGCCCATGTCAGCGTCTTTGCCGGGCGCAGCAGGCGGAAGAGACTTCACAGCGGAATCCACCAGCTCAGTTAGCATTGGGCGAACATCGTCAGCCGTGACCGACTCGCCATCCTTCGCCGGCGGAATCTCGGCAACTGCCTTGGCCACTTCTTCACGAATCAGCGGGGCCACATCTTCAGTGGTAACGCTAGAGCCATCCTGCGGCGCCGGAATGGCCTTCACCAGATCTTCCAGATGCGACTTCAGCGCTTCCATGTCTGCAGAAGTGCCATCTACACCGTCCTTTGGTGCTGGGATCAGCGCAGCTGCCTGCTGAGCAATCAATTCAAGATCCGGCCGTTCGGCCAAAGCCTTTTCCAACTGCTCGATGCGGACAAGCAGCGGCGCTGTCGCTTCACGAACGATGGCGCCCATCGCCTTACCGAACTCTACCGGGTCGATCATTGAAGGGCCTCAGTGCGTGCGGCTTGGGCAGCCTTAAGAAGGAACAGCTCAGCCAAAGCGCGCTGAGTTTGTTGGTCTGGTTGTGCTGCAGGTTCTTCTTGGATGACAGGAACTGGCTCCTGCGCAGGAACATTGCTCGGCAGCACGTTATTGCGCACCTGATCCAGCGGGAAGTCCTGCTGCTGTTTGTAGACCGTATCGCCACCAGCCAGGGGCGGAAGGTTGAATTCGAGGCGGGCATCGTTGGTTGTCTCGATATCCGCGTCGATGAGCGTCTTGTGGTATTCGGCCTTCTTCCCAGCGTCCATCCGCATCAGGACCGATTCATCCATATCCACTTTGTACGGGGTCGCATTGAGGCCAATGGTGATCAGGGTTTCCATCGCCTGGATGTGAGCCTGGAGGGCGTCGTCGTAATACAGCTGATTGATGGCGTCCACCCCGAGGCCAGACGGGATGGTGCCGAGGCCGACCTTGAACGGTGGAATTCCGAACGGCTGGCAAATCTGCTCGTCGGAGTAGCGAAGCTGCTCGACCATCTGCGAGTCGACAGACTTCGATGCCAAGGAAACGAACTGCAGGCCGTCACCTACGACTGCGGTTTTCCCGGAGTTCGTGCCGGTGAAGTTCTGGTTCCAGTATTCGGCCAAGCGTTGCGCGGTTCCGTCGCTAATTGCGCCTGGCGCAGACAGGATTCCGCCTGGCTGGGCGTTGTTCGCAAAGAACTCCGAAGACGAACGCAAGATGCGCATGTTCTTTAGCGCCGGCCAGTGCGCCGCGGAAATCGGCGGCAAACCGATAAGCGGATGGAACGGGCAAATGCAGCGATCGTGGATAATCTCAGAGGCCGGGACCGACAGGACTCCCTCATCAAATGGCAGAAGGTTCAGATCATCGGTGTAGAGCTGATAGAAGACCTCTCCAGAGGTGGATACCTGCGGAATCACTTGGCATGGGTCGAGGATGTAGAGCCCAACAACAACACCTCGGCTATCCCGCTCCTTCAGCACATAGGTGTTCCCCTGCATGAGCTTGGACAGCATCCAATACTCGCGGAACTGCTGAGGCGTCTGGTAGTGGTTCGGCTCACGCAGGACAGGGCTGAATGCCGAGCTTTCAGTGGCCGACCAGATGCCGTTTGAGTTCCTGGCTTGCAGGCTGAAAGGCAGTTTCCCGATGTCGGTGGCAATGCGGGAAATGCACGCATATAGCGTCGGGTACTGAAGAAGCGTCTCGCGCCGCTCATCCTTGTTGCGCTGCCAGGCGCCGGCGAAAGGCTCGCTGATGATCTGCCACCAGCCGCGATTCACCGGAACGGAAGAGGTGATCGCCTTCTCGGCCCGCTTGACCTCGTACCCGAAGAGTTTCATGCGTTCCCTTTACTCAGGCTTGTTCTTCGGTTTGCGGCCACGGCGCGGCGCTTCTTGCTGCTCCACTACGGGCGCAGCCCCGGACTCAGGAGCTACTGCCTGCTCAACCACAGCCACAGCATCTACCCGAGGAATCGCAGCGGCCCGCATGTCGCTGGTCACATACGTCCCACGGCCAAGGCTTTGCAGGGTCTTCGCAAAGCGCTCCTGCATTTCCTGCTCCCGACCGTTCTTGTGCTTGAAAATGACTTTCATGGGATTCTCCATGCCGTCTTGTAGAAGGGGCCGCAGAGCAGCCCCTTGAGCCAGACGGCTCGGTTACGCGCAGGCGCTGTAGTTCACATAGCCCCAGGCCACGGACACGAAGCGGCGGCGCTGCCAGTTGATGAAGCGCTCAACCAGGAACGCCACGCTGTTGGTCTGCCACATGGACACGACCTGAGCGGCTACCGGGGTGCCGGCGCTATTCATGGTCGGAGCGCTGTCCATCACCAGGGAAGCCTGGTCGGACATGGAGACCTGGATGCCACCCTCGTCGCCGAGGAAGATCTCGTCGCCCTTCACCAGCGCCAGAACGGAGCCGTTACTGTCGGTTCCGACGTAGCTGGAGGTGAACACCGGGATGCCGCCCAGAGTGCCGCCCTGATAGGTGATGCCCGGGAATGCCGGCTGGCCCAGCGGGTTGACCATCTGGGAAAGCTGTACAGCCAGGCTTTCCGGCATCAGCCAGAACGCACCCTGCAGGGTGTTGTTCGAGGCGATGAAGGCGTTCATCAGGGTGGCGATATCGCAGCGAACAGCCTCGTAATCGGTGCCGGCCGACAGGGTGGTCGGAGTGACGCCGTTGAGGATGGATGCAGGCGACTCGTCTGCGACAGCAGCCGCATCGGGGTCGATGAAGGTGGTGTCGATGGTGGAGCCGACCGCGCGGGCCAGTTCGTCACGGATCAGGGCATCTACCGCGACCGAGCCGCGCATGAGCATTTCCTTGGTCGCGGCAGCGATGGCTGCGACTTTCAGGGGCTTCATGTTGGTCTTGGTATAGCTCCACTCGGTGAGCGGCTTGGCGATACCTTCCTTCACCCACTTGGCGCTGCCGGTCGATGCCTGGATCAGTACCGGGGTATCGAAGGGAAGGCGGCGCAGGCGGTCGGAGATCTGGCCGAGCAGAGTGCGCGGACGCAGGTACTCGACGAAATCAGCGAACGGCGTGCCGCCATCGGTGATCAGGTTGGAAGCCCAGCCGGCGTTCAGGGTGTTGGCTGCGTCGACAGCGGCCTTCTGGGTCAGGGTGGCAATCAGGCGCTCGTCGTTCGGGTACAGCGACTTGGCGATCTGAGTCGGGTCCATGTGCTCGATGTGGGCCAAGGCCTTGACGCGGGCAACGCGGGCAAAGGCGATGCCGGGCTCCAGCTTCTCGGTGTTCTTGGCGCGCACCTGGATGCCATCCTTCACTTCCAGGCTCTTGGCGCCGCGCGGGTCGTCGGTCACGGCCTTGGCGGCTGCAGCTTCGCGCTTCTGCTTGTCGCGGAGCAGGTCGAGATGCTTGTTAATGGCCTCGGCCTCGGAGTTGAGGGTGTCGTATTCCTCGCGCTGCTCGGCATCGAAGGTGGTGCCGTCCTCAGCGGATTTTTCGATCAGCTCATCCATGCGAGCCTGTTTTTCCTGCAGAGTCGCCTCAAAGGCGGCAATCTGTTGGGCGAGAGTTTTCATGTCGTTGCCCTCCTCGGGCTTCGGGACTGATTTGGGTTTCTTGCGGGTTGCCGAAGCGCCGGCGGGTACAGCACGAACGACCGGAAGCGACTTGTGGCCCAACGCGGCCAGTCGCTGACGGTCGAGAGACTTGATGGTGTTGATGGTCGCGTCGCATTCGCCGGGATCGTGACCAGGCTGAGTTCGAAGACCTCGGACTTGATGAAGCGAATGCCGCCCTCATCCATCCAGGAATATTCGAGAGGCCGGAATCCGATGGAAACGCCGCGGACAAGGCCAGCCTTCAGCGATTGCCAGGCTTCCTCAATGCGTTCACGCAGGCGGCCTTCCTCTTGCACGTCGGCAAGCTGGGCGGTGAAGGTGATCCCCTTGGCGGTCGGCTTATCGAACTTCACCGTGCCGACCGGCTTGTCGTGTTCGTGCTGCCACAGCAGGGGCAGCGGGTTCTTGAACTCGACGCCTAGCGGTTCAACGATATCGCCAACGCGATCAGGTGACGGAGTGGTGGCCACGCCGGTAATGGTGCGCGCCGCTTCATCCAGCGCCTTCACTTCGAAAATGCTGTAGGCACGATTCATTTCGTGGTCTCCAGAAACGACGAAGCCCGCTCACTGGCGGGCTCGTTGGTGTCTTTTTGCTGGTCTTCCGGGGATCTGCCTTCCATCCGCGCCAGGCGCTCCTGAGCCTTGACGCAAAGCTTGCTCAAGCCTTTTCGGCAAAGCAGGCTAACCAGCTTTTTCTGCCGGTTTATGCAACCTTGACAGGCCATGGATTACCCCAGAACGAACATCTGAAACTTCTTGGTCGCGGCAGCAGGGTTCTGCGCCATCAACGTTACGGCGTTGAACATCGCCATCAGCGGGTCGATCTTTGCTGATCCGCTGGCCTGCTTGGTGATAAGGATCGAGTTGGCGCGTGGCTCTACGCGGGCATTGCCGACACACCAGGCCATCATCGGCTGCGATGCAGGCCGAAACTCGCCGGATGCAAGCCATCGCTCCGCCGTCTTGATCGCTCCGCCGAGCTTCCACCCCTGACTTACCGAAACGATCTTGTCTTCCGGGATCTCGCGCTCTGCCAGCTTGTCCAGAATCGCGCCGAGTCCTACTGGGTCGCAGCCGATCAGGTCAAGCAGGCCAGCTGCCAGCACCTGCTCGCAGATGTCCGCCAACTCTTCAACGTCATCACCGACGCGCCTCACCAAGGTCAGGTGGCCAGCCTCGCGAAGTCCTCCAGGGCCGGAGCAATCTCTTTGCGGCGCTCCAGCACTGAAGGGTGGGCCCAGGCATAGCCCCAGCCGAGTTTCCGCTGTGAATCCTTTTCTCGACCAACCAGGTAAAGGCCGAGAAGGTCATCCAAACCACCACCATCGACGCCGATGTCGATCACTTCGCAGCGCTCGAGCATCTGGTCGAAGGTGACCGGAGTAACCGATTCTTCCCAAAAGTCGGCGCCGGCCCAGCGATCGGAGCGTAGTGCCAGACCGATTTCGACGTTTGCATGCTTCGCTAGGAAGCCGCGCAGCGACTCTTCACCGCCGTTCTTGGCCTTCTCGTACTCTCGATGGAGGAATTCTTCATCGACCGAGTAGCCGAGGTTAGGATTTACCAGGGCCAGGTTCTCGGCCCTCAAGTGCTCCTTCGCCTTCACCATCTCCGGTGGGTGCTCGAAGATGACCGGGACAAAACGCTTGTCGACGATCACGCCATCCCGCACATCGCGCGCGTACTGCAGCTTCTGCTTGAACACACCCGCTGGCGGTTCATCGGACTGCGTGGTCAGGTAGATCACGAAGCCTTCAGGCCTGGACGCCAGGCCGCCAATGGCTTCGCGCAGCATGTTCTCGGCGTCGTGGCGCTTGCCGAACAACCAGAGCTCGTCGACCAAGGTCCCGACAGACTTCTTGCCGCCGACGGTGTTCGAATCTGCTGCGACCACCTTGAGGGTGGCGCCGCTCTCACGGTGAGTGATCGACTTTACGTGCGTCTGCACGTGCATCAGCGCGTCAAGGTCTTCGTCCCGCTGCGTCATATCACGAGCCGGGGCGTAAGCGTTGTTCGCCACCTCAACGGTAGGCGCGAGGATCGAGAACTCGGCCGACTGGCGCCAGTTCAAGATCAGGGCGGTCATCATGATCCCGGCAGCTATGGTGCTCTTGCTGTTCTTCTTCGGGATCAGGATGAACCACTCGGTGATCAGCCGGCGCCCAGTATCAGGGTCATATGCGCCGAAGATCGAAGCCACCAGGTCGAACACCCATTGGGCGCACGCTTCGCCGAGGTCGGACTGCCAGGGGCGTCCACGATCTTCAGTTGCTTGAATACATCCAGAGCCTGTTCCGCCATCTCCGGAAAGATCGGCGGGGGAATGATCGACTCGCCCCTGATCAGGCGATCAGCCCAGTCAGGACAAGCAGTCGTCCACTCCATGTCACTTCACCGCGCGCAACGGCGGTGGCGTAGATCCAAATTTGCGCCCAGCAGCCTTGGCAGCTTCCGCCTGCTCATCTTTCTTACCGCCCTCACCTTTCTTGGCGTGGGTGTATTGAACCGCTGCAATTGCTGCCCGCACCTGCAGAGGAGTCGACTCGATTACCCCGAGAGCCACATCCTGAAGGTACCGCAACATATCCATGTCATCGGCCGGAACAGGCTCTGACCTGGAACGCTTCAGTGCACCACCATGGGCTTGAGGCTCTAGCTCCTCATACACTCCGCCAGGAGAATCAATCTCCACGTTCTTAGGCTTACGGCCGGCGCCAGGACGTGCGCCGCCTGCGTTCTTCCGCGGGCCTCCGCTCTTTCCTTTCACGCCTGCCATTTGCTGAATTCCGAATCAAAAAGGGGATTTAATCTGCGAATGAGTTCGGGCGCGGTCTAGAAGGGGATGTCCAGCCAGAATCTGACCTACCCCCCCTACCCTGGCTGTCAGAGCCCGTGCGCGGTCTCACGCTGCGTTTTCTCCGAGTGGCACGAGTGACACAGTGGCTGCCAGTTCGACTCATCCCAGAACAGCGCATCGTTGCCCCGGTGAGGGATGATGTGATCCAGGTCCGTTGCCTCCACTACTTTGCCCAGTGCTTCACATGCACGGCATAGAGGATGCTTGCCCAAGTATCTGGCCCTGGCCTGCTGCCATCGGTAGGTGTAACCACGCTCATTGGCGTTCTTGCCGTTGCGCCAGCTATCAGCGCTGACTTGAGCCATCGGCTTAGGCTTGAACTCCTGTAGCCTGGGCTTGAGTGAACGAAGGCGAGCCATCAGCAGATCGGATCGCCATTGAGGTAAGTGCGAAGCGGGCGCTCTTCCACCCCGTCCTCTTCAGCCATCGCCTCGATCAGCGATGCGAGCAGCAGATTGGTCTTCTGCTGCGCCTGCAGGTGACTCTCCATCAGGCCGATCATGGCCTTCTGGTTCGAAAGGATCGCTTCCAGTGGATCCGATGCCGAAGGCTTTGCGTGCTCGCTCATGTGCGATCTTGCTCCACTTCAGTAGCCATGCTCTCCTGCGCTCGCAGCCAGCGCAGGCCATCAGGCAGACCTCGGACCGTAATGACGCTGCCTTCCCAGGAATACCGTCTCAATGAGCTGGCAACCCAAGATTCTCTCAAGGGCATGCTGGCCTTGGAGCTCGATGGCTTCCCTGGCTGCAGTCACGTTCCGATCGATTCGCTCACGCCAGCCAGGGATTGAGGGCATGCCAGTGAACCCAGAGATGTTTCCGAACTTCGGAATGCACTTCTCTGCACCAGGACTGACACGATCAGCAAGCTGATAGCGCTTCAGGATATCGAGGCAGCTATTCATGTTCTCGATACCTGGGTAGTAGCTGACATCGACGCTGACTACTTCGTTGGTCTTCAGCTCAATCTTGATGCCAGTGATGCCCTTCATGGAGATTCCGAGCGCGTCGGCGATCTCTTGACCAATCGTTTGCGAAAGAACGGCCATCAGCTCACCCACCACTTGACAAGCCAAGCTCCGAGCCCCATCAGGAACAGCGCGATACCGGTGAAGAACCGAATGTAGGCGACGACCACGTCATCCGTCCTGTGCGAGCCGATGTAGATCCAGATGCCGGCCAGGCAGAGGGCGAGGATGATCCAGTTCATGCCAGCGCAATCAGAACGATCAG